TCGGGGAACATTCTCCACAAGTCAATCTTGCCCCACCAGCCTCCGGCAGCGTGGAACTTGATGTTGTCGTGGTTACCAACAACCAAACGCTTCTGTCCGTTCAAACGAGGCATGTTAGTGTCCATCCACTCTTGCTTGCGAGTGCCAAACAACACATCGCCCAAGTGGTACACTTTATCACCTGGCTTGACTACTGAGTTCCAGTTAGCGATCATTTCTTCGTTCATGTCGTTAACATCATTCCAACGATCGCCGCGAGTAGGACGACCTTCTCTATCTGAGAAAGTCAAGATGTTAGCGTGATCAAAGTGTGTATCACTGATTACCCAAATATCTCTAGCCATAGTGTAACCCTTTTTAAAGTTTATGTTAGTATAATACTATCACTGCGATAGTTTGTCAAGTAAAAATGGAGTGAACGACAGGATTTGAACCTGCGTAAAATGGATTTGCAATCCACTGCCTAACCGCTCGAGCCACGTTCACATAATGGTCGGAGTAGTAGGATTCGAACCTACGACCTCTTGGTCCCAAACCAAGCGCACTACCAAGCTGTGCTATACTCCGTTAATGGTGGAAGCGGGTGGAGTCGAACCACCGACCTTACGATTATCAGTCGTATGCTCTAACCAACTGAGCTACGCTTCCTTGGCATAGGTGCAGGGATTCGAACCCCGATCAACGGTTTTGGAGACCGCTATGTTGCCATTACACCACACCCATAAAAAAAGCCCCTAACATTATTAGTGCTAGGGGCTTATCTTAAATAACTTTTTACAAAGTCGTGTTAAGACGTACCCCCTTTTGGCGGCCAACAAGTAATATTTGTTTTGCTAGTCTTAATCACGTTAGTATTCCTTTTGTTTAGTATGTATTAACTATACACTGTTATTTATGCTATGTCAACCACTTTTTTAAAAAAACTGCAACTTTTTTAAAAGAATCGCTGTTTAAATGACAACCGTCGCATATACTAACATCTCTTTTCATCATGCGATTATATTTGTTAACATAGTTGTCAGATGCTTCTAACCAAACACTTATATTAGCGTGTTTTAGATTGCCCATTAGTTTTAAGTCGCCACTGCCGTCATGTACACTGTACATTTCTGTATCTATTGTATCGTCTAAAAAGTTTAGTATGCTAGGTATAACAACATCAACATTGTGTGTTTCGTAGTTATCTATTCTGCTAAGACCACCTAAGCATAATATTTTAGTGTTGTATTTTACTTGAATAGCTTCTAGCCTGTCAAGTGTTTCTTTTTGTCTAGTGACTAATATTTTTTCTAAGTCTATATGATGCGGAAGACTGTCATTATTTGAGTCTCTTCTGTGTCTTAGTAAATCACTTTGTATAAAGATAACTGTTGGATATGCATGATATGCTAAGGCATGTTCCATACTGTCTAATATATCGTAGTTGTTATATCCACCGCATGACACATTTTGTACACTAGTATATTCGTCTAAATGTGTAGCAAGTCCTTGGCCTTCGTGCGGAACACCCCAACTGTCTGCACAGAGCAATACTTTGCATGTTGTGTCTAACAGTTTTAGATCTCGAGGTAGTTGATTTGTATCTAGGCGTTTTTTCATTCCGACTTAGTTTGTCTATTCATTGCTTTAGTAAGACCATACTTGCGTATGTCTCCACTGAACAAGTGTAGTTCTACAGCTTTCTTTTCATCAGTAACTACAATGCCATGACGACCGACCCAATAAGGACAGTCGATGAGTCTATCTAAAAAAATAATAACTTGACTAGTTAGTTTAAAGTCTTTTGGAAAAGGAACATCATATGTTTGTATCTGTAATGTGTCAGTTATAAACATCATGCCTTCGTCGGTTAATCTAAGTCCTCCACTTTGTCTGGTATTTTGCCACCAAACTGGAAGATATTCCGAGACATTTACATCGTTAGTTGTCATGTCTGCAGATCTAAGAAAAACCTTTGTAAGTTGTTCTTTATTCATTTTCAACTTCTACAGTACCGCTTACTAACTTGTATACAGAAAACTCGTCTGTATCAAATAAGTCGTTTAACTTTTTTGCTAAGTTATGTGCATGGCCGGGATTAGAAAAACTAGTCTTCTTATATTTTGGACCAGGATAACTTGTTAACATATTTGAACTTTTAAGATTAAAGGGCTTGCCTTGGAAAAAGACAGCCCATATTGCTTCAGAGTCTAATACTTGCTCGACTTTATAAGTTTTTTTATTGACGTACTCTAAAAGTATCGTTGGCTTTGGTCTGCTCATTTTATATGCGTATCCTTAGTTATATACGCATATATTTATCTTTTTAACCTTTGCCCCAGCCACTGCCGCCGTCTAGTTCTACAGTAATACTTTCATCAGATGTAGTAGACGATGTTGAGTTTCTTAAAAGATCCTCGTAGTTTCCTGCTAAACGTGTCATTACAATACCTAGTGTATTTGCAAGTGTCTTTGCAGTTGCTAGATTCATTTTAAGTTCTTTTTGATTTGCCTTATCTAGTTGCTCAACTGTTTTAATAAACTGCTGTATAGCATTAGTATTGATTGGTTCATTTTGCACGACTTAACTCCTGACGCATTTCGATATCTGTCTTAAAAGGTCCTTTGTATTCATAACGCTCAAGTGTAATCAGTTTAGGACAAAAACTTTTAACCCAACCTTTATCAAATCGAATAATATAGTAGCCTGCACAATACAGACTTTTAGATTTTTCACTTTTAGTAAACAATGGAAGGTTACGCTTTACGTCATACATAGTGTTATAAGGAGTACTGCTTGTAGGATATCCGTTGATGTCTTGAGATACGTCTGCACTTACAATAGACGTTTTTGCTTCAAAGAAATCTTTTCCAAAAGTCTTTAACAGCGAACGTCTACTGTTAAAGTTACTTAGACCGTTTGCACTACTAATAATGTACTTGTTATTTTCGTCTACTCGTAGTGTTCCGACTCGTGATCCTTGTTCTTCAAGAATCCAAAACTTTCCGTCTAGAATAGGTTTAGCTTTTACTGTCATTTAGGATACCTCGCTGATAGTGGTTTAGAATAATGTTCTGCTTGATCTGCAATACGTTGCATGTCCCACTTAGCACAAAACTTCATAAGACGCAGACCTACTTGTGTTACTTCTTTAGGTTCAACACTTTGAATGGTATTATTTATAATCTCTCTAATGTCTGCAGGTTGTGCAGTCAAATCACAAAGTGTTACGTTGCGATTGTAATCATCTAAGACGCGATGTTCATCACCGTTATGATCAGTCCAACGCTGTAGCATAAGATTATTCCAGTTATAACCTTTTGTGCCTTTGTCATCGAACGCTTCGAGCAGTCCGACTTTGTTTTTTGTGCCCTTCTTTCTAACACCTGGGTAAGCACTGAAGACGTTGTCACTAGTATCACCTCGCATACACTTTTCAAACAATAACCACTGTGGGTCAGGTGCAGGTTTTATTTCTTTAGTTTTCTTATCGATCACAGGCTTACCGTTGTCATCAAAGTAGCCTTCGTGTGTAATCGTAGTATTGCTAACACCGTTGTACTGCTTGCAGTTAGGAGCAATAAGTTGTGCAAAGTCGCCATCTGTACTAATAATAATATGGTTGTCTTCAGGATGGTTTTGTACCCAACCTGCAATCAAATCGTCTGCTTCTAGTTGCGGATGACGTATAACAGTACAGTTTGTCTTAGTATCTACAAACTCTTTAAACTCGTCGAAGATTTCAAAAAATAACTTATCCTCTTCTGCTTCTCGAGGACTCATAGCATCACGGGTCTCTTGACGATTGCGCTTGTAAGGTTCATAAAAGTCTTTGCGCCAACTACGGCCTTCTAAACAGAAAACAACATGGTCAGCGTCAAAGTCTTGCCATGCTTTTTTAATACTGTTTAGTGTAATGTGCAGAGCCATGCCTACTTTAGTATCAATATCGCCACGCACTACATGACGAGCTCTAAAGAAAGTGTTCATTGTATCTACTAAAATATATGTGCTCATTTAAAAATCCTCTTCATATTTGTCTTAAACAGTTCGTACATCTGTTCAAGTTTAAGACCGGGATAAAACTCTTTAAGGGTTGTTGCTCTCATTTGTTCGTACAACAGTCGCTCTCTTCTTTCCAAGTCGTCTATCCTAGATAGTTTAACAGTATTTCCTCCTGCTCTAAATCTTACAGCATAGAGGGGTTGTCCTCTTTTAAAACTTACTTCGTTTAATGAAGGGTCTAAAAAGAAAGTAAAGTTAGTTGGCCTAAACCACTTACTAATATTAAACTCGCCGCACATATTTGTCAACTGTAAATGGCAAAGTGGAGGATCTATGACCTCCATAGTTATGTCATCACCGTTGTTTACAAAATAATATTGTAATCCAAAGTTCATACAAATACTGTCATTTACTCGTTGACTTTCTGGCATTTGCAAATGAAAGTATCTTTTCAAAGAAGTTGTGTGAGCTCTATTATTTTTTATTCTCCAATGGTCGTCACCGATTCTCTCAATGGTAAAATCTATTGGACTAGTAATATAATAAGTATTTTTAAGATGGTTAACTACAGAGGGACACTTAAATGCATCCAAAGAACCGTGTTGTTCCTTGATGTATGATAATGCAGGAACAGGGTCGTTTATTAACATTTCAACATCAAACGGCATACCAGTTTCTTGTAAACTAGTAAGCATTCCAAAGTACTCAACGGTTTTCATTAACTAACTTCACTCTTGCCTTTGTCGATAGGAACTACTTTGATATGACCCATGTCTCTGTCAGATGTTACTCCTTCTTCTTCTAACATCTGTCTTGCAAGTGTTTTAAACCATGCATCAACAATCTCTTCTGGACTTTCGCCTTGATACCCTGCATCGAGTAGTTGTTCAATAAACTCGTTATTCCAGTCAAGCTCAAAAAACCCATTACGAATATTGTCTGGATTGAGTTGTGTATCTAGTACAGCAACCCAAGGTTCACCGGCTTTAGTAGCTGCTTCTTTTTCTGCTTCTAATGCTTCGCGGCGGATTTCTTCTTGTGTCTTTTCTACGCTTTCTTCTATAATCTTAGGTGTAACACCTAATGCACTTTTTAGTTTATCCCACATTATAGTCCTGCCTCCCTAGCACGTTTTTCTAAATCCAAGTCCGGCTCTACTTCTTTTTTAATAGGAGCAGTCATAGCCTTTTCGTGTTGTTTGTTCTTGTACAAAGTCTTAGGTCCCCCATGCATTTCCGAATAGTGATATGTGGAGTCTTGGCGTGAAGCGCCATCCTCTTTCCATACAGAGGTTTGCGACTTCTTGAACATTGAGGGTATATTCTTCACTGCGTCCGCCCAACGGCATAAGGTAGACTGGACATTCGACACCAGCTTCTCTATAAAGCTGAACTGCTCGAGTAACTTCGTCCACATCGTCTTGATCAGCAACCACAAACTTAAAATAAATGTCACTGCCAGATACATCATAGTACTCGCGAGCAACTTCAGGCTTAATAGCATCCTCCCAAGATTCTCCACTAACGGAGAGCTTCGGTGAGCAAGAGAACGTGACATCGAACTTTGCAGTTTCGAGGTACTGTCTAAAATCATCATGTAAAGACTGCGTTGTGTTTGTTTCAATAGTGACATTTTTTAAATCCTGCATACGTGGGTGTTCGAATAGCTCAACATACAACCGTTGCCAAGCAAGTAGTGGCTCGCCGCCTGTAAGGATAAGATGTACATCTTGTCCATTATCCATAGTCCATTTGCCTTCTGGCAACAAACTTAACAAATGATCTACTACTTCGTCAATCTCTGCAAGTTTGTTAAAGTCTTTAAACTCAGGATAGATACTTGCGTATGTATCACAACCTGTGTGGATAATAGGCAAGTCTTCAAAACGTTCTGTAGTTTTGTGTACATCCTTAGCAATAAGATCTTTTACTTCAGGATTGTAACGTTCACCTTCTGCATGTTTCTCCCAACGGTTTTTACCTTTAGGCAGACCAAAGTTCATACAGCGGAAGTTACAACCGAAAGTGCGTAGGAACACACTAGGTACTCCTACGAACTTACCTTCGCCTTGCACACTATAAAATGCTTCTGAATATCTCAACTTCATCGCGGCGCAAACTCCTGCTGTAGTTTAATGTTGTCAAAGAACTCTTTCTTAGTACCAGGATCGCTTTTAAAGCTACCTTCTAGTACAGTTGTTTGTGTAAGACTACTATGTGCCATAATGCCGCGGTTCTCACAGCAACCATGTGTTGCTTGAATGTAAACACCTACGTTGTGTGCGCCAGTTGCAGCCTTAATCTCACGTGTAATATCATTTGCAAGTTCTTCTTGCAGTGTACCACGTCGAGCGCACCACTGTGCAATACGTGTGTACTTGCTTAGTCCGATTAGTTTAGGACCAGCAATAATACCAATGTATGCTACACCGCTTACTGGCTGGTGATGATGCGAACACATACTTTTAAGTTCGCTTCGTACAACTAACATACCGTCATAGCGATCATCGCTGTCATTAGGGAATGCTGTTGCACTTGGCATAGGATCATAACGTCCTGCCATAATCTCATTAAAATACATTTTAGCAAGACGTCTTGCAGTACCTTGTGAGTTAGGATCGTTATGTCTATCAATAACTAATGCATCTAATACATTTTCAAATGCTTCAGTTGCTTCGTTTATTAGTTCTTCTTTGTCGCCTGTTTGCAGGACTTCTGAAATGTTGTCACCTGCCCAATAGCGGATGCCAGCATCTTCTAGTTTTGCTTTAATCTGTAGTGCTTTGCTCATCAATATTTTTCTCCGAGTTAAAGACGAGGATGTCTTATTGTTTTATTATACACAGTTATTTAGGCTTTGTCAACCATAAAATAAGTATTAAGAACTTCAAGTTGATCGTGATATTCTGCGATAAGATTAAGTTCTTTTTCGATCGTATCCATAATGTCACTGTGTTCACCTACGCCTACTGGATTATTTAGGTAAACTTCTACATTCATACGATGCTTTTCGATGTGTGCTACCGCATGATTTTTTAGTGCATTAATCATTTCTTCTCTCATTTTACTTCCTTTCAATATTGTTGCTTTGACGGAATGACGCCTCTTACGCCGCCTCGAGGATCTTCCATATCTCCGTCTCTACGGAAGATTAAATGTACATGTGGATACATGCAAGTTTGCCCTGCACTAGTACCCATATTTAGGCCAATATTATATCCTGTTACATCGTTTGAGTCCGTTTGAACATTTTGTTCGCCCATAGCAACAGCAAACTTAAAACACTTCATTAGTTCTTCTTGTGTATTAGTTTTAGGCACAACAAGCGTGTGACCTAGTGTTACAGGATATATATCTTCATATACTACAAAGTCACGAGTATCTATTGTAACGTTAGTCCAAGGTGCTCGTCCTTCTTCGCGAGCCTTTTCTAGTGTATCAATATTCACCTACATTCTCCCAAGGATATACTAACCAAACATCTTCTTCGGCTTTGTTTATTTCATGTGAACAATATTCTACACCACCAAATGTACTAGACAAGTTTTCAGTTAGTACAGCAAAACGAACATTATGACCCCATACACTATCCCAAGCAGCATCTTCATTTGGCAAGCATGTACTGCGCCAATCTTCTTTGATCCAGTTAAACGTAGCACCAGTGTCGTTGATATCATCTACAATAAGAATGTTCTTACGCTTGTTTAAATCCCAGCGGCTTTTAAGTATAGCACGTTCTTCTTCGCTCACATAGCCAAATGCGTCTTCACTCATCCAGCAGTTAGTCTCGGGTCCTTCGCCTTCATTATCGCGCAAACTAACCTTTAGTGCTTCACAACGAACACCTAACATATTGCTTAAAATAGTAGCAGGAATGTTGCCGCCCCGTGTAATACCTACAATGTAGTCAGGTCGCCACCCATCTTTGTACATGTCTAATACAATATTAGTACACATACGTTCGATATCTTGCCATGAGTAATAATGCTTCTTAATCATTTGAGTAACTCCAAGTTTGCAATCTTACTAATCTTTTCGCCAAAGTCATCGTCTTTTTGAATGATGTATGTAGTAGTATCGCCGCGATCAGTTTTATGATCATAACGGCTAAACTCTACAACCTGCCCACCTACTG